TCTAAGATTACTAAAAAAAACATGCACAATTTAGCTGAAGAAGAGTTAGAAGGTTTAGATACAACTATAGACTGGAAAAACACAGGGGATAATAGTTATGATGGGGAAAAGCTGCAGTTATTATTACATGATGAAAGTGGTAAATGGGAAAGGCCTGATAATATATTAAACAACTGGAGGGTAACTAAAACTTGTTTACGATTAGGTAGTAAGGTTATAGGTAAGTGTATGATGGGGTCAACATCTAATGCTTTAGATAAGGGTGGTAATAATTTTAAATCTTTATATGAAGACTCTATGCCAAATAAACGAAATGCAAATGGACAAACTAAAAGTGGTTTGTATTGTTTGTTTGTTCCAATGGAATGGAACTTCGAAGGGTACATAGATAGATATGGTATGCCAGTATTACATTCTCCAAAAACCCCAATAATAGGTATTGATGGGGAACCTATATCTCTTGGCGCTATTGATTATTGGAAAAACGAAGTTGATTCTTTATCGCAAGATGCTGACGCATTAAATGAATTTTATAGACAATTTCCTCGTACTGAGTCTCATGCATTTAGAGATGAAAGTAAGCAGTCTATATTTAACTTAACTAAAATATACCAACAGGTAGATTATAATGATTCTTTAATTATTCATCATCATTTAACAAGAGGATCTTTTTCTTGGAAGAACGGTATAAAAGATACTGAGGTAATTTGGAGTCCTAATAAGCATGGAAGATTTTTAGTAAGCTGGACACCTCCTCCACATTTACAGAATAATATTGTATCACAAAGAGGAATTAAAAAACCAGGGAATGAACATATAGGTTCTTTTGGCTGTGACTCTTACGATATATCTGGAGTGGTAGTTGGGAAAGGATCTAATGGGGCCTTACATGGATTAACTAAATTTAGTATGGAAGATGCTCCAAGTAATGAGTTTTTTTTAGAATACATTGCAAGACCACAGACAGCTGAAATATTTTTTGAAGAAGTGTTAATGGCTTGTATATTTTATGGTATGCCAATACTTTGTGAAAACAATAAACCCAGGTTACTTTATCATTTTAAAAATAGAGGTTACAGAGGTTTTTCTTTAAACAGACCAGACAAAACTTATAATAAATTATCTAAAACAGAAAGAGAATTAGGAGGTATACCTAATACTTCTGAAGACGTAAAACAATCGCATGCTTCTGCTATAGAATCATACATAGAAAAATATGTAGGAATAGATTTTAATGGAGACTATAGAGACGCTGGAGACATGGGTGTAATGTATTTTGGAAAAACATTAGAAGACTGGGCTAAATTTGATATTAGCAATAGAACAAAGTTTGATGCAGCTATAAGTTCAGGATTAGCTATCATGGCCAACCAGAAGCACTTATACACACCGTCTAAAGAAAAATCAAAAATAAGTATTAACTTTGCGAGATATAATAATTCCTCCAATAAAAGTCAAATAATTACATGAAAGAAGTCAATATAAATATAAAGTCAACAGCCTTCCCAGATCAATTCACGAGTGATGCTAAAAAAGCCACTGATGAATTTGGGTTACAAGTTGGTCAAGCTATACAATATGAGTGGTTTAGAAAAGATGGTGGGGGATGTAGATTTTATAATCAATGGCAAGAATTTCATAGGTTAAGGTTGTACGCAAGAGGTGAACAACCTATTGCTAAATATAAAAATGAATTAGCAGTTGATGGAGATTTATCTTATTTAAATTTAGACTGGACTCCTGTTCCTATCATACCTAAGTTTGTAGATATAGTTGTTAATGGTATGTCAGACAGATTATTTAAAGTAAACTGTGTTGCTATGGACGCTATGTCTGCTGAAAAAAGAAATCAGTTTCAAAGTATGGTAGAGAGAAACTCAATTTCAAAATCATTATTTCTTCAGATAGAACAAGACTTTAAAGTACCTATGTTTGATGTTGATCCTAAAACACTACCTGAAACAGATAGTGAAATGGAATTATATATGCAGCTTAATTACAAACCAGGTATAGAGATAGCTAATGAAATTGCTATTAATACTATGCTTGAAGAAAACCATTATGTAGATACTCGTAAAAGAGTTGATATGGATATAACAACTTTAGGTATAGGTATTACAAAACATATGTTTCAATCTGGTGATGGCATCAGAGTGGAGTATGTTGATCCAGCAAATGTTGTTTACAGTTACACAGAGGACCCATATTTTAAAGACACATTTTATTGGGGAGAAATAAAAACAGTTCCAATTGGAGAGTTAGTTAAGATTGATCCAGATATAACTAATGAAGATATGGAAAAAATATCTAAGTATAGCCAGTCATGGTATGACTACTATAATGTAGCGGCTATGTATGAGAATAGTATGTTCTCAAGAGATACTTGTACTTTATTATATTTTAATTATAAGACAACAAATAGTTTTGTTTATAAGAAAAAGAAAGTTTCAGAAGGAACTTTTAAAACAGTAGAGAAGGACGACCAATTCAATCCTCCACAAGAAATGATGGACGAAGGAGAGTTTGAAAGAGTAGAAAAAAGAATTGATGTTTGGTATGAAGGGGTTATGGTTATGGGTACCAATATTATATTAAAATGGGAAATGATGGAGAATATGGTGCGTCCAAATTCTGCTAATCAATTTGCTATGCCTAACTATGTAGCGTGTGCTCCAAGAATGTATAAAGGAACTTTAGAGTCTTTAGTTAGAAGAATGATTCCTTTTGCAGACTTAATTCAAATATCACATTTAAAAATTCAGCAAGTTGTTTCTAAGGTTGTACCAGATGGCGTGTTTATAGATGCTGATGGATTAAGTGAGGTAGACTTAGGTACAGGTGCTGCTTATAATCCTGAAGATGCTTTAAGGTTATACTTCCAAACAGGTAGTGTGGTAGGTAGAAGTTATACTCAAGATGGTGAGTTTAATAATGCTAAAGTTCCAATTACTCAATTAACATCTAATAGTGGTCAAAGTAAAATGCAAATGCTTATTGGTAATTATAATCATTATTTAAATATGATGAGACAGGTTACAGGATTAAATGAAGCTCGTGATGCATCAACACCTGATCCAAATTCTTTAGTTGGTATACAAAAATTAGCTGCATTAAATTCTAATGTAGCAACAAGACATATATTAAATGCAAGTTTATATATAACTAAAACGTTAGCAGAATGTTTATCTATTAGAACTGCAGATGTATTACAGTATGCAGATTTTAGAGATGAGTTTGCAATGCAGATTGGTAAATACAATTTAAATATTTTAGATGAAATAAAAAATCTATATATATATGACTTTGGAATATTTATAGAGATGAGTCCTGATGAAGAAGAAAAGGCTCAATTAGAAGCTAATTTACAAATGGCATTACAACAACAGGGTATTGACTTAGAAGATGCTATTGATATTAGAACTATTAATAATCTTAAGATGGCTAATCAATTATTAAAGGTTAAGCGTAAACAAAGTGCTGCAGAAAAACAAGCTCAAGAGCAGCAGAAGCAGGCAATGCAAAACCAACAACAACAACAATTACAACAACAAGCAGCTCAATCTAAAATGCAACAAACACAGGCAGAGCTTCAAGCTAAAATACAAATCAAACAAGCAGAGATAGCTTTTGAAATTGAGAAGCAAAAAAATGAAGCAGACCTTAAACGTCAATTAATGCAAGTTGAATTCAATATGAATATGCAACTAAGAGGTATGGAGCAATCACAAATTGACGCAAGAGAAACGCAAAAAGAGGATGCAAAGGCTGAGCGTATAAGTCAAGGGAATACACAGCAATCTAAAATGATTGAACAACGAAAAAGAAACCTTCCCCCGATTAACTTTGAGTCTAATGAGGATAGTTTAGATGGTTTTGACTTAGCAGAATTTGAGCCTCGATAAGCTTGAAAAACCTATAAAAATAGTATTAACTTTGTATAAATTAAATTAAATAAAATGGACGAGCAAAAAATTATAGTAAAAGATGTGACAGGGGTTGAAAAATCCAAAGTAGAAATAGAAGAAAAACTACTTAAAGAACATGAAGAAAAATTTGAATCAACAGAAAATAAAGATTCAGAGCCAGAAAAAATAGAAGTAAAAGAAGAAACTCCCGCACCAGAGTTAAATGATGCAGACGTTCTTTCATATATTAAGAGCAGATATGATAAAGACATAGATTCAGTAGATCAATTATTTGAAACGAAAGAATCAAATGAAGATTTACCTGAAGATGTCTCAGCATATTTTAAGTACAAAAAAGAAACTGGACGTGGAATCGAAGACTTTGTAAAATTACAAAAGGATTATGATGAGATGGATGGTGACCAAGTGCTAAGAGCTTATTACAATTCAACAGAAGAAGGGTTGGACAGTAGTGATATCTCAGACATCATAGAAGATAAGTTTTCGTTTGACGAAGATTTAGATGATGCTAAAGATATTAAGAAAAAGCAATTAGCCAAAAAAAGAGAACTTGTAAAAGCTAAAAAGTTTTTAAATGAACAAAAAGATAAATATAAACTTCCTCTTGAGTCAAGTGGGAAGGGTTTATCTAAAGAAAACATGGAAGAATTTAATAGCTATAAAAGTTATGTAGAGGAATCTAACACTGCTAAAGAAGCACAGAAGAAAAGGTATGACTATTTTTTATCAAAGACTGATGAGGTTTTTAACGATGAGTTCAAAGGTTTTGAGTTCAATATCGGAGAAAAAAGTTTTAACTTTAAACCTGGTGATAGAGATGAGTTAAAAAGTAAACAATCTAATGTAAACAACTTTGTAAACAAGTATATGGATGCAGAGTCAGGATTGATGAATGACGCTCAAGGATATCATAGAGCTATGTCGGTAGCTATGAATCTCGACAAATTTGCTGAATTTTTTTACAATCAGGGGATGACCGAAGCTGTAGATAATGTTACTAAGAAATCTAAAAACATTAATATGGACATGCGTAAAACTCCTCAGACATTCAGTAAAGATGGATTGAAGATTAGAACCGTAGGTGATAATAGTAGTGGTAAAGGACTCAAAATAAGAAGTATAAAAAAAGTATAAATTAAAAAATTAAACAAAAATGGCAATTAATGCAACACCAGGATTTGACTTACAACCAAGTAGTCAACAGGTTGCCCTGGCAACAAATTACATTACTAACTTTGATTTCTTAAATCAGTATCTTCCAGATACATATGAGAAAGAATTTGAAAGATATGGTAATAGAACAGTAGCATCATTCTTAAGAATGGTTGGTGCTGAAATGCCTTCTAACTCTGACCTTATTAAATGGGCTGAGCAAGGAAGGTTACACACTAAGTATACAGCATGTACATCTGCAGCAGCAGCAGCGGCTAACGTAGCAACTTGGACTATTCCAACAGCACAAGTTAACCCAGCAGCTCCAGCTTCATCACAACCAACAGGAGGTTTTTCAGCAATCAGAGTGGGTCAAACTGTAATGATTTCTGATGAAAGTCCAGGTTCTGTATTAAGCAATAAAGCTATTGTAACAGGTGTTTCAAACGTAGCTCCGTTTACAGTAACTGTAGCTTACTATGAAGCAGGTGGTCAAGCAATGGCAGCAGCTACAAACTGTAGTATATTTATTTATGGTTCTGAGTTTGCAAAAGGTCAAGTAGGAATGCAAGGATCTTTAGAAGCTCAAGACTTAATATTTGAAAACTCTCCAATTATCATTAAAGACACTTACGAGGTAAGCGGTTCTGACATGGCTCAAATTGGATGGGTAGAAATTTCTACTGAGAATGGTGGTACAGGATACTTATGGTACCTAAAATCTGAGCACGAAACAAGACTTCGTTTTGAAGACTATCTTGAGACTGCAATGGTTGAAGCGGTTCCTGCAGCGGTAGGTTCTGGTGCAGCAGCAGCAGTAGCTCCAGTAGGAAACAAAGGTTCTGAAGGAGTTTTCCATGTAGTAAATACAAGAGGAAATGTATGGAGTGGTGGTAACCCAGTTGCTCTTGCAGGTTTCGATTCAGTAATCCAAAGACTTGACAAGCAAGGCGCTATCGAGGAAAATGTTATTTTCTGTAATAGACAATTCTCATTTGATATTGACGATATGTTAGCTGCTCAAAACTCTTACGGAGCTGGTGGTACTTCATATGGTTTATTTGACAATGACGAAGAAATGGCTCTTAACTTAGGATTCACAGGATTCAGAAGAGGGTATGACTTCTACAAGTCAGACTGGAAATACTTAAACGATCCTACTATGAGAGGTGGTTTAACAGGTGGAGCAATCAATGGACTTATGGTTCCAGCTGGTTCTACAACTGTATATGACCAAATCTTAGGTAAGAACGCTAAGAGACCATTCTTACATGTTCGTTACAGAGCTTCTGAGACTGAAGACAGACGTTACAAAACTTGGATCACTGGTTCAGCTGGTGGCGCAAGAACTTCTGATCTTGATGCAATGACAGTTAACTTCTTATCTGAAAGAGCTGTATGTACTTTAGGTGCAAACAACTTCTTCTTATTTAGAGATTAATAAGTAACACTAATTTAGGGGAGGATTAACC